ATGGACGTTTTTAAAGTGGTAAGGTGGCTTCCTCATATCCTGAAGGATACGGATGTGAAAAAGAAGCTTAAGAGAAAACACAAAACCTACGCTAAAAACGCAAAAAGATCAGTTGTTAAACCGAGTAAAAATGGTAGCGTTTTTGATATCGTACTGAAAACAATGAAATTAATTTCATATTGTTTATCAGCTTACCGTTCGGTTCGTGATCTTGGTTGGTTTGAGTACCTTCCAACGTTTTGGGAGAAATTAGGCGTAGAGATTAAGTTTATCGTTTTGATTATAAAGAAATATTTTTAAAAAATAAGGAGAGTCTATGAACAAGTCATATCCTCTTTCTGTACAATTTTTAGCATAAATACCACTTATTAACGGAGGGGTCCCCTCCATTCTAGCTTTTGGTGGAGATGAGTAGATCTTCTCAATTGTTAGGGTAAGCGTAACGAGGAACTGTTTTGGAACATGCTGTTATAGTCACTAAGCGAGATGGTCAAAGGGTTACGGTCGATGCGGATCGTATCCATAAGGCTATTGAACGCGCGGCTGAAGCTTGTGCCAAAACGATAGATGATGAACTCTTATTAAACTCTTATCTCGATTATGCGATGAGTGTAATCGTAGGGCGCGCGTTACCTGTGCAGTCAGGTTCAACGAGTGCTCAAAGAGTAGTGTTGAGGCATTTTTATGTTTTATTGCCCAGCAAAAAGATCATCAAGGTTTATGTCATTTGTTTGAAAAAGACATTACAAAAATTCTCGATTTGTGATGCATTATTCACCGTTACGACAATACAACTACTCAAAGCTTCGAGTAAGTTGGCTAGATCACCTCCACCTCCTCAACATTATCTTCTATTTTGATTTTTGTTTTAAAATCCAATGGGTTGAGCTTTACTGCGTCTTCCAGATGATCGGGGGCAAAATGCGCATATCTCATGGTCATTTTGATATCGGTATGACCAAGCACGCGTTGTAAGACCAAAATATTACCACCATTCATCATAAAGTGACTGGCGAAGGTGTGGCGCAAAACGTGGGTAAGCTGTCCTGCCGGTAGTTCGATGCCTGTTCTTTCCAAAGCAGACCGGAACGCGCCATAACAATCACTAAACAACCGACCTTTTTTATCATCGGGCAGAGACTCGTAGAGCTCTTTGCTAATTGGAACGGTACGGTTTTTTCTTCCTTTTGTGTTGGTGTATGTGATTTTGTATTTCGCGAGCTGGCTTTTTTTCAGACTCTCGGCCTCAGACCACCGAGCACCAGTAGCGAGACAGATTCTTACCACAGTTTCTAAATCAGGGTGGTCATGCCGTTTGCACTCATCAAGCAGTAGCGAAATCTGATCGTGAGTTAGCCAGGCCATTTCCATTTCTTCCGTGCGGAATGGGCGCATATTTTTCAGCGGATTTTCTCCTTTCCATTCTCCTAGGCGATTTAACTCATTGAACACCGCTCGAAAGTAGGCCAGCTCAAGATTGAGCGTGCGAGGCGATACCTCTTTAACTCTGTTTGAACGAGCGTACTCACCTTTTAATCTCTTTTCTCGGTAGCGGGAAAACATCTGTGCATCGAAATCGCGTGCGAGTGGTTCGCCCATACACTCAAAAGCATGGTGCATGGCTAACTGGCGTTTCAAGCCGTCTTTCAGTGTAATGCCATGAGCGCTATACCATGAATCGACCAACTCTTTTAACGTGCGTCGGTCTTCCTTTTCTTCCTGCCACGGGTTTTGAACGGTGTATTGTTCAAACGCCAGTGCCTCGCCTTTAGTGGCGAATTTCTTTCTGATACGTTTGCCTTTTGCACCGTTTGGATAAAGCTCACAAATCCAACCGCCAGCAGGATGTTTACGCACGGTCATTAGTTAACCTCGCTGTATACACCCATCACGCGACCTAATGCTTTAATGTCATCAAATCCACATTCAAAGGGAATCTTACCCCCTGCTACATGTAGTTTTCTGCCTGGCAATTTTGTTAATTCTCGAATGCTAATAGCACCTTCAATATCGACGAGCCATTCTCCATCTGAGAGGGATGCGTCTCGCTCGATGAAATGGAGTTTTCCGTCAGCGTAGACGGCAATTGGATTCGTAAGCGGCTTGCTAAAGAACTTGCCAGCAATGCTCAAATCGCCATCACTAACCAGAGATTCTTCACTTAATGTGAATTTCTCCACATTTTGGGTATCGGTATTTATGCTGCCGGTTGTAGGTGACCCTTTGCCAGTGAGTAGCCAGGCGAGATTTGCACCAGTTTCTAGGGCGCAATGCACAATAAAGTCATAAGAAATGGAATCGCGACTGTACCTGTTAGCAAGAGAGCTTGATGCAATTTCGAAGTGTCTAGCTAATTGAATTTTCTGAGAAAATCCGTAAGCCTCACAAATCCTATCCAGCACTTCTTCATTGTTTAAACCAAGACCTTCAATTCTCATGTAGCTTTAACCTATTTACAAACTCCATTTTGGGAGTTATGTTAAGCCTAAACCTAGGCAATTAATGGCGAACGTTAGCAAACAGATGGCTATTAATTGCAATCTTTAGCAAAAGGGGAATCATGCAACATGGCTTCTGAAATCGCAATCATCAAAGTGCCTGCACCTATCGTTACTCTGCAGCAATTCGCAGAGCTTGAGGGTGTTTCTGAACGTACCGCTTACCGTTGGACGACCGGCGACAATCCTTGCGTACCAATCGAACCTCGCACTATCCGTAAAGGCTGCAAGAAAGCCGGTGGCCCGATTCGTATTTATTACGCACGCTGGAAAGAAGAGCAGTTGCGTAAGGCGTTGGGGCATTCCCGTTTTCAACTCGTCATCGGCGCTTAATTCACTTTATGTGAATTGTAAGGATGCAGCATGTTTGATTTTCAGATTTCCAAACATCCCCACTATGACGAAGCGTGCCGGGCTTTTGCGCAGCGTCACAACATGGCGAAGCTGGCCGAGCGTGCGAGTATGAATGTTCAGACGTTACGCAACAAACTCAATCCGGAACAGCCTCACCAGTTTACGCCGCCTGAATTGTGGCTGTTGACTGACCTGACCGAAGACTCAACCCTCGTTGATGGTTTTCTGGCGCAGATTCATTGCCTACCATGCGTGCCGGTTAATGAGCTGGCTAAAGAAAAATTGCAGTCTTACGTCATGCGCGCAATGCGTGAACTTGGCGAGCTGGCGAGCGGTGCGGTATCTGATGAGCGTCTGACCACTGCCCGTAAGCACAACATGATTGAAAGCGTTAACTCTGGCATCCGCATGTTGTCATTGTCGGCTCTGGCGCTGCATGCGCGTCTGCAGACTAATCCCGCTATGTCGAGCGTGGTCGATACCATGAGCGGTATTGGCGCATCGTTTGGTCTGATTTGAGGTGCGTATGCTGAAAGGTGAACCGTCATTCGCGTCTCTGCTCGTTAAGCAAAGCCCTGGCATGAACTACGGACACGGCTGGATCGCAGGTAAGGACGGCAAGCGCTGGCATCCGAGTCGCTCACAGTCCGAATTATTAAAAGGGCTGAAAACAAAGTCGCCGAAATCGTCAGGTTTTTTAATTATTCGTATTGTCCACTTTGTTATTAAAGGAGTGAAACATGTCACGCGATGAATTAAGAATTGTTTTAGGTGCCATGATTCCAAATATGGAGGAAGGTTTTGAAATTAAAACCCGCGATGGCGCAATACTTCGCGTTGACCCTGAGTGGGAGTGCTGCAAAGAATTTAAGGATGGATTAAAAGCCGAAATCATCAAGCAGTTAAAAAGCAAACCTGCTGTTGTATTTGGATACAGTTAATTAATTAAACGTAATTATTTGGCGTAAACCCGCCGGGCTTCTTATTGCCAAAAATCAGGAGGATATATGAGTCGAACTATTTATTTATCAACGCCGAGTAGTGCTGGCGACCACGTGCTGGAGTCTATGTTTAAAGAAGCCAAAAAAGAAGAGCGCAAAGACCGCGCTCTTGCCGTTTCAATCCGCCTCGAAACTCTGGCAGTTCACATTACCAATTCAGATATGACCGGCAAAGAAGCGGCCGAACTTCTGCGCCGCGAAGCAGCCCGCTTTGAGAACGAATCACAGGAGCTGCACTAATGGCCGACACAATTGATTTAGCCCAACAGCGTGAGCAGGAAGACCGCGAGCGCTATATCAATAAAGCGCGCAGCCGTATCGCTGCACCTTCCCGTTTTTTCTGCGAAAAATGTGACACACCAATCCCGGAAGCTCGCCGCATCGCGATTCCGGGCGTGGATTTGTGCGTGACCTGCCAGCAGGTTGAAGAGCTGAAAGCAAAACACTATCGGGGGGCAATATGACTACCCGACCACTAAGCCAGCTCAAGAAAGCGGCGTGTATTTGGGATAAAGCCCATCAAAGCATCTCGGCGTTTTGGCTGCGTCAGCATACCACATCCAAACAGGGTGAATGTCACCCGAAAGAATCGAAGCTACAAATTTTGAAAAAACTTCGGGAACAGCAAAAAGCTCAGTCGACATCGGTAAATGCAGGGGATTTCCAGAGCGAAAAAACTCAACAGTCTGCCGAACACAGCGAGCCGACACATGAATATCTGTCGATAGTTCTTCCCAGGTCTGCCAGTCATCCTGTGGAGATACTGGGGTATCCAAATAACGTCGATTTAAAATTTGTAAGGCGTGCCGAACATGTGTTGACCATTCTTCGCGTGGTTTCCAGCTATGTGGACAATTCCACTCAATTTTCCGACCTAGCTCACGCCGACCAGCTATTGAAAGAGGTAGCCGGTCTGCTATGTGGCATTGAGTGTCAGCAAGAAAAGCATCGCAAATGCCCAGCATGTCGGATGCGGAAATGATCTTCATTGGTTCTTTCGTAGCTTCGAAAGGCGTCACCTCTGTAATCAAATCAACATAGCGGCGTTGGGTGGGATCTTCTTCAGTGAATAAAGTCATAGACACTCCTGTCTCAGCAAAAGCTACGGGTGAGATTGATTATGCCTTTGTATGGAATTTTCCAAAACAGGCAATAGCCAGCCCATATCTCACCTATGACCAACAGCATCGCCGCGACCGCATGTTCGCGGCTTTGCTGCATGCGAGAAAAATGCTTTCCCTCCAGCCTGAGTGCGTGCGTTTTGATGTTTATCGAACCGCTGCGGTGCTGGAGCAAAATCAGGGCAGTCAACGAGCCAATGCTTTTTTAATCAGCTTCTGCAAAAAGGCATTGCCGCGTCTTGAACTGGTCGCCAAAAAATATGAGTGTGCAGGCATCAGCAGCGATGTATCAGGCGATGTTTTCGGTGGTCATTTCGATACGAAATATATGCAGTATCTGGCATCACGTATGGTCAATATGGTCGCCAGATACAACCGCCTCCCGGATATGTCGCGTGCCGACATTGACCTGCTGGCCGCTGATATCGCTAATTTTATTCGTGCTGAACTGGCAGAATATGATGACGCTGATTCAGATTTCGGCGAGTTGGCGACATTACATGGCTGGTACATGCGCGCAGGATTAATTGCTCTGCAATTTGGTGTTACTCCTCCTCATTGGGCGGGACTGACAACAAAATACTTTGACCAGGACAAAGCGGCACCAGCAATCATGCGCATGTTTAATGATGTCTGGTGGCGCGGTCGTTTACGTCGCATTGCGGCTGCATGGCGCGAACATCTGCAAATTGCAGTCGGCAATGTCAGCAAAAAACGACACGCATACGCGAGTAAAAACTGCGTGACCGACTGGCGCGAGCAGAAACGCCGCACGCGTGAATTTCTTAAAGGACTGGAGCTCGAAGACGAAGACGGCAACCGCATCAGTCTGATTGAAAAATACGATGGCTCGGTTGCTAACCCTGCAATACGTCGCTGTGAGCTGATGACCCGCATCCGTGGGTTTGAAAATATCTGCAATGAACTCGGTTATGTCGGGGAGTTTTACACACTGACCGCGCCGTCTAAATATCACGCCACAACTAAAGCGGGCTACCGTAACAGCAAATGGAACGGAGCCAGCCCGTCAGACACGCAGAGTTATCTAACCGGCCTTTGGGCGCGCATACGTGCCAAGTTGCACCGGGAAGAAATCCGCATTTTCGGCATCCGTGTTGCCGAGCCTCATCACGACGGAACGCCTCACTGGCACATGCTTATGTTCATGTTGCCGGAAGATGTCGAGCGCGTGCGCCTCATCATTCGCGATTACGCGTGGGAGGAAGACCGTCACGAACTGAGAAGCGACAAGGCCAAAAAGGCGCGCTTTCATGCCGAGGCCATTGACCCAGAAAAGGGCAGCGCTACCGGCTATGTTGCTAAATACATTTCAAAAAATATCGACGGCTATGCGCTCGATGGTGAAACCGATGACGAAAGCGGTGAGCTGCTGAAAGAGACAGCCCCCGCCGTTTCAGCATGGGCGGCACGCTGGCACATCCGTCAGTTTCAGTTTATCGGCGGCGCGCCGGTGACGGTCTACCGTGAATTGCGTCGTCTCGCTGACACCGAGACAGCACATGGTCTGAGTGTTGAGTTTGCTGCCGTTCATGATGCCGCTGATGCCGGTGACTGGGCTGGTTATGTTAATGCGCAGGGTGGGCCGTTTGTCCGTCGCGATGATTTGCAGGTGCGCACGCTGTATGAACCACGCGCCGAGTTTAATCAGTATGGCGAGGAAACCGTCTGTATCCGTGGTGTTTACGACTCTGTTGTCGGCGCTGGCACCCCGATTTTAACCCGGTTAACGCAGTGGAAAATTGTGCCGAAGCGTGCCGTTGATTTGGCCGTTGACGTTAAGGGCGCTCCTGCGCCCTCTCGGAGTTCTGTCAATAACTGTACGGGAAGCGAAAGCGATCCACCGGAACTTGATTTATCAAAACCCTTGAGTCGACGTGAAAAACGAGAGCTGACAAACCGACTCAGGAAGCAAAAAACACAAATAAGGCGAAAATTCATTCACGGAACGAATGAGCAAAACGCAGTTTTAGCGAAAATTATCGACGAGGTACATCTGACAACAGGCATCACTATCAGCCGGGGCGAAGCCATGCACCTGATGGTTGGTGGTAAAAGTTGTTTTGATGGCAAATGGTTACGCGGAACGGCCAAAGGCGAAATATTTTCCGCAGCACCATCGCATCAGGCTAGAGCTAAGGAACATCAGACCAAAGCTACAGAAATCCTCAGTCGCGTTGCGGTTTTAGCTGAACTGGCAACGAAAATATAACCATGAATATTCATCCATATCATGTACATACAGTGTATTTAACTGTGATTTATTTCTTCACACCTTTTGCCAATACGTGATACTGTATGTTTATACAGTGTCTCGTGGTGGAGGTTGTGTGGATAAAGAGTTGAACAAGCAAGTCATGATTGAACGGGTCGAGATGATTGCGCGCCTAACAACTGAAGGTGCTTGTCAGGAAAGAGATCGTGAGATTGCACTAGATTTGATAGCTGTATTGGCAAAAGGGGAGGTCTTAAAAAATAAAAAATTCATGGTCACTTTTTCTACAGGCAAGGTCGACGATTGTGACTTTACTGAACTGTGATCCATTTAAAAAGTTAGAGAATTCTATGTCGCGTCAACTCGTTGGGATTTACTTGAGAAAGTGTTTGCCGTAAGTTTGTCAAGGATACTCACAGCAATGAAGGAACATAGAATGGCGCTTGAATATAGGCATTTTAAGGATATCAATTTATCTGATATTTTTTTTGATTCTCTGAAAGAAGATTATCCAGAATTTGAAGAGTGGTTTGTAAGAAAAGGTAATGAAAAAGCATATGTTTCATTCAATGAACGTCAACTTATAGATGGCTTTCTTTATCTTAAGGTTGAAGATGAAGAACTGTCTGACTGTACCCCTCAATATCCAAGAAAATTACGTATTAAATGTGGAACCTTTAAAATTGATGCTCACGGTACAAAATTAGGGGAGCGGTTTGTACGTAAAATATTTGACTTCGCATCTCTACAAGATGTGGATGAAATATATGTTACTATTTTTGATAAGCATCAAGGATTGATCGGTCTATTGACTCGGTATGGATTCAGGTTGATATCAAGGAAAAATAAAGAAACGCCGAGTGGAAATGAAGGTGTCTATTTAAAAGATTTTATTTGGAGAGATTGACAATGGATTACAAAAATTACCCGATGATAAAAATGCAGGAACGGAATTTCTTATTAGGGATTTATCCTGTATGGCATACACGTCTTTTCCCAGAGTCAATACTTCGCAATGAAAGCGAATCTATCATCGAAGATGTCTCTTATTCAAATAGTATTCATAAAGTGTATTTAACCAAAATGTATGGGGTGCCGAACCTCCGCAAGGGTGATAATTTGTTGATTTATCGTACGAGTGATGGGCAAGGGAGCGCAAAATATCGCTCAGTAGCCACTTCAATTTGTGTGGTCGAAGAATACAGAAACATTCACGAATTTTCGTCTCTCGCTGATTTTAAAGCATATTGTGCACCATATAGTGTTTTTAGTGATGCAGAGTTGAATGATCTATACCGTAAAAAAAATTACCCATTTATTGTAAAGTTCAGCTATAATTTTCCATTGAAGAAAAAAATTATCAGGCAGAGCCTTATGGATATTACTGGTTATACGGATAGTGATTATTGGGGTTTTTTGAAGCTTACCAATGATCATTTGACCGAGATCCTTAAGGCCGGAGGAGTTAATGAAAGTCTTATTGTCGATTAAGCCAGAGTATGCTGAATCTATCCTCTTGGGTAATAAAAAATATGAGTTTCGAAAAAGCATTTTTAGAAATAAAGATGTTAAAACGGTTGTCATTTATGCGACAATGCCAGTAGGGAAAGTGATCGGGGAATTTGAGATCGATGGTATCTTAGCTCTTGACCCAACCGAGTTGTGGAAAAAAACAAAACGTTATGCAGGGATTTCTAGAGATTTCTTTGATAGCTATTTTTCTGAAAGAGAACGTGGGTTTGCCATTCAGGTAAAAAATCCAAAACGATATGATATTCCTATGAAACTTCATGAGCTTGTACCGGGTGCCGTTCCTCCGCAATCGTTTCGATACATCTAATTATATACGAGCGCACTGCGCTCGTTATTTTTAGGAAAGAATTGATTCTACAATTTCGCTAAAACATTCTTTCGATGGTGAGTTTAGAATTACTAATGGGATTTTTAACTCTTTTGCGACGGCAATTGCATTCTTACGTTCAAGTGCCATAATCTCTTTCGGAGAAAAACTAATATTAGCTTTTCGCTCTATAAATCTTTTTAATATTGTGTCTTCATCGGATTCCACAAGAATTATTCCATCTATTTCCATATCATGAAATATTGAATGGTTAAGCTCGATAAATTTATTTTCTTTTGAAAGTAATACAAAGTGACCATCAAGAAGAAGATCTTGTTCTGTTTTTTTGAAATTAGTTAATTGTTCTATTAGTATTTTTTGATTTTCTTCAGCGTCGTCTGTTTTCTTATCTATCCCCCAGTTTTCTGTTCTTCCTTTTGCTATTAAACTACTGGCGCTATGATGTGCAATGTTATGATTTTCAACAAATTTTCCGCATAAATAACTTTTCCCAACGGCGTGGGCTCCCGCGATAAATAAAATCATATACCCTCCTAAGTCTCATTGTGTTCTTGGTATGAAAAGAAGTATCATGGATGCGCGGTAGTTTCAATAGTAATGGTGATGAAAATGAGAGAATATTCTGCCCTTTCGATTGTAAGTCCGGCAGTTGATAATATATTGTTAGGTTGCAAAAGTGTTGAAATTCGATCTTGGCTTCCTCCCGAGTTACCTATTTATGATTTATTGTTAGTGCAGAATAATAAGTATTTGAATGATGGTGATTCCGACCCCGACGGTGTTGCATTAGCGTTGGTTGATATTTTTACGGTATATGATTGGACGTATAATGATTACCTTCAACGGTCAAATGAAGTGACCTTAGGTAGGAAATGGAAAAAGGGTTATTATATTTGGGAGCTCGAAAATATAAGAAAGATTGAAAATAAGCCGAAGGCTGTAGCACAAAAGGGCATTTATGCTATCAATGTACCTGAGCTCATTCTATGTAAGTCTCAGCGATTGTCTTTCTGAGGTGCATATTAAGGTTTAATCGTGTGCATTGAGGAGCGTATCCCGACTATGCATGAGTTTGCATGCATTTTCATATCAAACTGACAGGACACATTACTAGTGCTATGGCTGCTTTACCGGATAAATGCACCTGCATTAAAACCGACCCATCAAGCGGGCAGGCGAGGCGGGGATAGCATTGCGCGCTGAGCGTGGGATTTAATTTATTTATTCAGCGCCTGAGCGCGTCTCTGTGGCGTTGTTGTGGTTGTGGGTGAGTCACGAGATGAAGCGAAGCGGCGACGGCTTGTCGTGGCGCTGAGGGTGCTGTGTTCGGTGGGGGTAAAGCCGCCACGACGGGCGGCTGTGGGTGGGGTTACTCGTCGTCGGCGAGGCTATATTTTTCAAAGCGGATAATTTCTTCACCCGCCCATTCGTTCAACTCCATAAACCGCGCCTGTAGCGGGGTCAGCTCGTTACGCACAAAGACCTTTGCCACCTTCTCAACGTCACCCACTGAGCCGACGTTCTCAGGTTTGCCGCCCATTAACTGGAATGGGATGCGATGTGCGTCGAGAAGGTCGCCAGCGCTGACTTTCTTGATATTAAAAAAATCATCCTTCGTGGCGACTTCGCTCAGTGGCACAATTTTAATCCCGTCGGCTTTACCATTCGGCGCATAGAAAAACAGATTCTTAAAATTGCCGAGCCCTTTCGAGTCACGCATCGCCTTTCGCAGTGCCTCGACGTCGGTGCTGCTTTGCGCGGCGTCGGTCACATACATGATGTAACCCGCATGCGCGCCGTTCTGATAATACTTGCGACGGAACAGGGTCGCCGATTCATTCAGCCAGGCTGAATTGAGTGCGCTCAGGTATTCCGGCATCCCGTAAAGCTCCTGATTAATATCGGGCTCGAGCAGGTGGAAGACGGAGCCGGGCGCGAACTGGTGCGGCTGTGTGTAGCTCTGAATGTACCAGTAAACGTCATCCTCGATGCCACGGCGGGTGTATTTCGCCGGTGAGGTTTCCAGTTTTAACGGCTTGCCGGTCAGGCTGCGACGCTCTTCGATAAACGCATTACCAAACACCAGATAGTCGAGCGCAAACCGGGTGAAGTCCTGACGGGATAACAGCGGGTGCGGGATGTAGGTCGACACCAGAATATTACGCTTCACGTAAATCGGTGAACTGTGGTGCACGGCGGCGCGCATGCTCTTCGCCAGCCCGGAAAAGCTCACCGGCGGCTCGTACCACTGGCCGTTATCGATACACTCGACGTAATCGAGAATATCGCGGCGGTCGAGTACCGGCGTCGGCTCACCAAAGGTGAATGCTTCCATGCTCTGAGCCGGTGCGGCGGTGTGGTTTTGGGTGCGCGGCGGCTGCTGGCGTTTGTTGCGTTTCTTGCTCATTAGTTCCACTCCATGATGCTGGATGACTGCTCACCGGTCGCGGCGGTCAGCGGCTCATTGATTAATACGTGCATGGTTGCCCAGGCGAGATCGGCGTGACTGGCTTCCTCGGTGCGGCTGGCCTCATAGGTCGAGCTGCGTCCGCTGCTGGTCATGGTTTTGCGGATAGACATAAATGACTGCGTGATATCGGTCGCGCTGACGTCGTACTCGAGGCACCCACGGCGAATGGTGTCTTTGGCTTTGAGCACCATTGCGGTTTTCATTTCCGGCGTGTAGCGGATTTCACGCGCGGCCGGGTAGAACGAGCGCACGAGCTGGAAGACGCCCTGACCGAGCCCGGTTGCATCGATGCCGATATATTCCACGGTGTATTTTTGTGTGAGCTCGCGAATGGATTCGGCCTGTTGGGCGAAGTCCATCCCTTTCCACTGGTGGCGCTCGAGGATGCGGAATTTGCCCCCGGCAACGACCGGCGGCGCGATGACGACGCACCCGGCACTGTCGCCACGTAATGACGGGTCGTAGCCAATCCACACCGGGCGGTGACCGAATGGCCGGTCGGCAAATGGCGCGTAGTCCTCCCATTTCTCGAGGCTGTCGACCATGCAGCGTTGCAGCTCTTCGAACGGGAATACCGACGCTTTATCGTCGACGAACTCGCACATAAACAGGTTGCGGAACTCATCGACACTGTTCTCGCGCTTCAGCGTATCGATGTTGAACAGTGTGCACCCTTTGGCGAGTGCGTCCTCGATGGTGACAATCTGTCGCCACTGGCCGTCAGAACAGGCGACGCCCTTCGCGAGTGCGGCGTGACTGATATCGATATCGACGCGCTCGCTCTTGTCTGAGCGCCCCTTGTTGAACTGCTCACCCGACCAGAACGGGTAAGCGCCGTGCGCCAGCGATGAGGGGGTCGAAAAATAGGTCGTGCGTAAATGCTCCTGTGACGACATGCCACCGGCGACGCGCTTCAGTTTCTGAAAGTTGGGGATCCAGAAAATTTCGTCGACATACAGGTCACCGTTGTGACTCTGTGCCGTGTTGGCATTGGTACCGAGAAACATCAGCTCCGCGCCATTGTTGCCGAGCACAATCGGGTCGCCGGTAAGCTCGACGTCAACCTGTCGGGCAAAGGCGATGATGTATTTACGGAACACGTAGGCCTGTGTCTTACTGGCCGATAAAAATATCTGGTTGTGACCGGTCTTCAGCGCCTGTAACAGCGCCTCACGTGCAAAATAGAACGTCGCACCAATCTGTCGCGATTTCAGGATGTGCCTGATGCGGTGCGCCAGTCCCGCGCGCCACCACTCGAGCTGATAGTCGAAAGACTGCTCGAGGAAAATCTCTTCGAGTTTCTCGATAGCCTCTTCGCTGAAAAAATTCTTTTTCGGCTTCTTCTTTTCCCCTTTGTTGCGGTTGGCCACGTTCGGGTTTAAATCCGCTTCGTTGCCGGTCTGGCCGTAACGGTTAACCCGCGCGAGGCGCTCCATCTGGCGCGCCAGAAAATCCGCGACCTTAAAGTCGTGAGCCGTCAGGTCTGGCTTTGCATAGAGCTGAATGAGTCGCGCCTCGAGCGTGAATTCGACCCGATTTAACGGGGCGGTTTCTTCCCATTTATCACGCTGTTTCCAGCTCTGCACCGTGGGGCGCTTGACCTGTAACTGCTCCGCGATTTGTGGCACGGAATAGCCCTGCCAGAACAAAAGCGCGGCCTGTCGGCGCGGGTCGCTGAGTAGTGATGTGTCGTTGGTAGTGGTCATAAAACCTCACTGTGATGAGTACACGGCAAGGCTAAAGATTCAGGGGGGATGAATCGCTAACCCCCTGTTGTGTCAGGGGTTGCACTTCTGTAACCGGTGGCTGACGAGGGAGGGAGTCGGGAAACTACATCCGACCCGATAACCCAACTCAGGACACCTGACTCATGGCTAAAAAAATTTCGAAATGGTTTCGCATCGGCGTCGAGGGGGACACCTGCGACGGTCGCGTCATCAGTGCGACTGATATTCAGGAGATGGCTGATTCGTATGACCCGCGCGTCTACGGTTGCCGTATTAACCTCGAGCACCTGCGCGGCCTGTTGCCTGACAGCGTATTTAAACGCTATGGCGATGTGGCTGAGCTGAAAGCCGAAGTTATTGACGATGATTCAGCGCTCAATGGCAAGCTGGCATTGTTTGCCAAAATCACGCCGACCGATGACCTCGTCGCGATGAATAAGGCAGGACAAAAAGTCTATACCTCAATGGAAATTCAACCGAACTTTGCCAACAGCGGCAAATGCTATCTGGTTGGTCTGGCCGTCACTGACGACCCGGCAAGCCTCGGTACTGAATATCTTGAGTTTTGCCGTACCGCGAAACACAACCCCCTCAACCGATTTAAAGCCAGCCCTGAGAATTTCTTCTCAGTGGCAACCCTTGCCGAGCTGGAATTCGAAGACCTGCCCGACACCCTGCTGACCAGACTCAGCGACACCGTGAAAGGCATCTTCAGCCGTAAACAGACTGACGACGATGCGCGTTTCGGTGATGTACATGAAGCCGTGACCGCCATCGCCGAGCGGGTGCAGACCGGCGGCGAAAGCGCCGAGGTGCGTTTCAGTGCTATTGAAGCCGAACTCGCCGACGTCAAAAAAGCGCTCGCCGAACAGGCCGACGCCACCTCGCAGCAATTCAGCACCCTGACCACCACGCTGGAAAACACCGAAAGCAGATCACAGGCGCGCCGCAAGTTAAGTACCGGCGGTGACGGTGATTCGGCGGTCTCCACGCTGACCGACTGCTAACCCCTGATAAACCCGAAGGAAAAGAAACGCCATGCGTAAAGACACCCGTTTTAAATTCAATCAGTACCTGAGCCGTATCGCCGAACTGAACGGCATCGAGGTCAGCGACCTCGACAAAAAATTCACCGTCGAGCCGTCGGTGACGCAGACCCTGTTTGACAAAATCCAGCAGTCGTCCAGCTTCCTGAAGCTCATCAACATGGTGACGGTTGGCGAGCTGACCGAGGAAAAAGTCGGCATCGATGTGACCGGCTCCATTGCCAGCACCGCTGATACCGACGGTGGCGTCGAGCGTAAGACCGCTGATTTCGCGAAAATGGATGCGTACCGCTATTTCTGTCATCCGGTGAACTTCGACTATCACCTGAAGTACAACAAGCTCGACCTGTGGGCGCGTTTTCAGGATTTCCAGATTCGGATCCGTAACGCCATCATCAAGCGTCAGGCGCTGGATTACATCACCATCGGCTTTAACGGCGTGAGCCGGGCGGCGACGTCTGACCGTAGCAAAAACCCGTTACTTCAGGATGTGGCTGTCGGCTGGTTGCAGAAATACCGCAACGACGCGCCTGAGCGTGTGATGTCCAGCATCACCGACGCTGACGGTACCGTGATTTCGAACACAATCAAAGTAGGTAAAGGGGGGCATTACGCCAACCTCGACGCGCTGGTCATGGATGCTTTCGAGTCGCTGGTCGCGGAAATTCACCGCGAGAACCCGGAAATGGTTGTCATCTGTGGTCGCCGTATCCTGACCGACAAATACTTCCCGATGATTAACAAGTTCCAGGCAAACAGCGAACAGCTCGCCGGTGAGCTGATTATCAGCCAGAAAACCATCGGCCAGCTTCAGGCGGTGCGCGCGCCATTCTTCCCGGCAAACAGCGTTTTCATCACCACGCTGGATAACATTTCGATTTATCTGTACGAGGACGGTCACCGCCGCCACATCGTCGAAAATCCGAAACTCGACCAGGTGGAAAACTACGAACAGGTCAAAGTCGATTTCGTTATCGAGGACTACGAGGCCGGTTGCCTGATTGAAAATATCGAGATCCTCGAACCGGAAGAACCCGCCACCTCGGAACCAGTGAGCGCGGAAGTCTTCGCGGCGGCAATGGTCAAAGCGATGCAGTCTCTGACAGGCAGCGCACCGGCTGAAACCGGCACAACTGACGGCAAGGAGGCATAACCGATGGCAACCCCCGCACAGCGTCATGCGATGCGGGTCTCGGCTATCAGGGCATCGCAGCGGGATAACGCCCCGCTGCGTCATGCCTCACCTTACGAGCAAATGCTCGTCAAGCTGGCCGCAGACCGCCGGACGCTATCAGCAATTCGTTCTAAAGAACGCAAAGCGGATAAAAAACGCGAATTACTCCCGCTGTACCTGCCGTGGGTCGCTGGCGTACTGGAAAGCGGCACCGGCGCACAGGATGACATTCTGATGACGGTGATGCTCTGGCGTCTTGATGCGGGGGATATCACCGGCGCGATTGAGATTGCGCGCTATGCGCTGCGTTTCGGTCTGTCGATGCCGGAAAATCATTCCCGCACCACCCCATACATGCTGGCCGAAGAGGTCGCACTCGCGGCAACCCGCGCCCGTATTGCCGGTGAGCCGGTCGACGCTGCGCAACTGCTTGAGGTCATCGGGCTGACCGATGCCGCCGATATGCCTGACGAAGTGCGCGCCCGGCTGCATAAGGTCACCGGTCTGACCCTGCGTGATGCCGGTCAGCTTCCTGATGCGCTGGTGCACCTGCAACGCGCCTTACAGCTCGACACCAACGCCGGGGTAAGAAAGGACATTGAGACCCTCACTCGTGAGCTGAGCCCGAAACCGGTCGTCGTCAAAAAAACGGCGCCGAAAGCCGCGAAAAAAGCACCCGCGAAAAAACAAGATTCACCGGTGAAACGAGGGCGGGGACGCCCGAAGAAAGTCGCCGGTTAACAGAACGCGCCCCGCGCCGGGCGGCACGCTGGTCAATGTCGGTGATTCACCGTAACTGCGACCGGCGTCCACCGCCCACCTATTTACTGAGGTACTCATGACCATGATTGTGATGAATAACCCGGCGCAACAGCGCGACCAGATGGTCATCCCGCCGGTGCCGGTCGACGAGCCGGTGATTAAAAACACGGCCTTTTTCCCGGATGTTGATCCGAAGCGTATGCGCGAAGAAATGCGCCTCGAGCAGACCGTGACGCCGGTGCGTCTGCGCCGGGCGATTAAAACCGCGATGGCCGAGACCAATGCCGAGTTAACCGACTGGCGCGACCTTCAGCTCGCCGCCGGTTATCAGCGCCTCGAGGATGTGCCGACGGATGAGCTCGACGGCGAAAGTGTGCGGGTTTTTCACTACTTCAACGCTGTTTGCTCGATGACGACCGCGACGCTGTACGAGCGTTACCGGGGCGTTGATGCCAGCGCCAAAGGTGACAAAAAGGCCGACAGCATCGATGACACCATCGATGAAATGTGGCGTGACATGCGCTGGTCGGTTGCCCGTATCCAGGACAAAGCGCGCTGCATCGTGGGGCAAATCTGATGAACGTCATCGCGCATCAGGGCGACACGCTCGACACGTTATGTAAGCGCCATTACGGGCGCACTGAAGGTGTGGTCGAGGCTGTATTGCTGGCTAATCCGGGGCTCGCTGAGCTGGGTGTCGTCCTGCCACATGGCACGGCGGTCAGTCTGCCTGAAGTCGACGCCGCACCGGTATCGGAGACCGTGAATTTATGGGACTGACTGTGGATAAAATCACAACCTTTCTGACCTACTGGCTGTCAGTGGTGCTGGCGTATTTCGGTACGCAGACACCGGAACGGCTCGCGCTTTATGTCGGGGGAAGCTGCGCCATTTTTACCGCGCTGGTTAACTTCTGGTACCAGCGAAAGAAATACCGCTATCTCGTCTCGATGGGGATTGATAAGGGGGTTATTCGTGGGCTCATTCGTTAAACGTTGCAGTGTGGCCGTCGTGCTGGCGCTGGCGGCACTGGTACCTGATTTTCGTTTGCTTCACACCTCGCCGGAGGGGCTCGCGCTGATTGCCGACCTCGAGGGTTGCCGGTTGCGCCCTTATCAGTGCAGCGCGGGCGTGTGGACGTCAGGCATCGGCCATACTGCCGGGGTGGTACCGAAACGGGATATCACCGAGAAGGAAGCCGCCGCGAATCTGGTCGCTGATGTGCTGAACGTCGAGAAACGACTCTCGGTCTGTGTGCCTGTTGAAATGCCACCCGCCGTCTATGACGCGCTGGTCAGCTTCGCTTTTAACGTCGGTACCGGCGCGGCCTGTCGCTCAACGCTGGTGTATCACCTGAAACACCGGCAATGGTGGCAAGCCTGTGACCAGCTCACCCGCTGGGTGTTTGTGAATGGTGAGCGTAATACCGGGCTCGAAAATCGCCGCTTTCGCGAGCGCGCCTACTGCCTGAAGGGGGCGAAATGAAAACGATAGTCGTGTTGTTAGTGCTGGCGGTGGCCGGGCTGCTCTGGATGCGCCACGAAAACACCACGCTGACCCGCTCCTTTGAGCGGGCGAACAAGGTCGCAGGTGAACAAAAAACGCTGATTACCATGCTGAAAAGCCAGCTTAAAACGGCCTCCCGTGTCCGTGGGGAAAATGAGACCGCTCAGGTCTTACTGCGCGGTGAGCTCATCGATGCCGGAGCGCGGGCGCAACGCCGGGAACAGACCATTACGAGGTTACTCAATGAAAATGAACAGCTTCGCCGCTGGTATAGCGCTGATTTACCTGATGCTGTGCGCCGGTTGCACCAGCGCGCCGCCTGTGCCGACGCCGGTGATTGTTTACAACGCATGCCCGAGGGTCAGTCTTTGCCCGATGCCGGGAAGTGACCCGACCACCAATGGTGACCTGAGCGCGGATATACGCCAGCTCGAAAGCGCCCTCGAGCGCTGTGCGCTACAGGTCAGAACCGTGAAAAACTGTCAGGATAAAATCGATGTACAAGCCGAAGAGTCTGCGAAAAGCCTTAACTGATGCCGTGCCGGTGCTTGCACGAAACCCCGATATGATGCGTGTCTTTATCGACAACGGGAATCTTGCCTCGACGCTGGCGACGTCGCTGTCGTTTGAGAACCGGTACACGCTGAATGTGGTGGTGACCGATTTCACGGATGATATCGAGCTGTTACTCGTCCCGATTCAGGCGTGGTTGCGCATCCATCAGGCTGACATTATGACGACCGATGAAGGGCGTAAAAAGGGATTCACCTATTTTGCCGATATCAACGACAGCACCGATATCAGTATCAGCCTTATGCTGACCGAGCGCACCCTCGTTAAAGAGCAGGGGGATAAGCTCCACGTCGAACAGGCAGAAGAGCCGCAGCCGCCGGAACCCGTTACCCGGCCAGTTGAGCTGTATGTTAACGGTGAGCTCGTGAGTCGATTGCATGAATGACTTTAAACCCTTTGACGATAAGCTCGCGGGGCTGATAGCGGCGCTGTCTCCTGCCGCCCGTCGCAGAATGGCCGCAGATATCGCGAAGACCCTGCGAGCCCGTCAACAGCGCCGGATTAAAACGCAGAAAGCACCGGACGGGACACCTTACGCCGCCCGAAAACGCCAGCCGGTAAAAGCCAAAAAAGGCTGGGTTAAGCGGGAAATGTTCGCCAAACTCCGTACCAGTCGTTTTATGAAAGCCACGGCGGGGAATGACTCGGCGGTCGTGGAATTTACCGGCAAGGTACAACGAATGGCGAATGTGCATCAGCACGGTCTCAAGGATAAGCCTGGGCGAAACAGTGCGCAGGTGCAGTACGACGCCCGACCATTGTTAGGTTTCCAAAGTGACGACTTGGCTATTATTGAAGTTATAATAGCCAAGGGCTTCGATATCTAATCAATTTAACTTGTCTAGAGTGTGTGGCTATTTATCAGGTCGCACACCAGTAAAAACAAAATATTCGAGGTGAATTTTAATGTTTTCTCTTCTTTGTTATAGGGTATGAACCTGAAAGAATGATCTGTTTGATCTCCATGCAGGTTTTTGTTTCTAAGGAAGTAGGCGTAATGATTACAAATTGCATCAACTACTTCGGCATCATTTCTTTGGTTGTTATTTATTTTATTTGCAATATCATTTATTGTTGTGGTTTTTAGGTTGGAGTCGGTCCAAAAGTTTTTTTCAATATCAACGTTCCTCTGAGACACTTCATTTAATCGAAAGTCTTGATATTGAGTAAGGAAGGTAGAGAAATTATTTTCTCGAGTTTTTTTATTTCCTCGTATGATAAATTTATTCTCTAACATCCTCCGCCACCGAGTGGAATTCGATATATCATTACCCGAAATGGCTTGAACGGCATTTACAGAAAGAGGGTAGTTTGCAGGGTTGCTTATTATCTTCCTCCCCATTTCATTAAGACATTCAGCCTCTTGCTTTTCATTGCTGATGACTCGGTAAATTGAGTTATAGGACTTCCATATCTTTTCGAAAATGTCGTTATTGTCGTCACTACAAAGTGAACGGATTAATGTACTCATAGCGTACAGGTATTTATTACTTTCAGGCGTGGCCTCAAAAATTATTGCCACTTTTGCCTTGTTTATCTTTCTTATATTTGGTGCGTTGTTTGACACGTTGAGATTTCGTATCTCATCACCAGAGTATACTTTCTCGATGCTGTCGTCGTTATTATGACATTCTATTTTCAATATTTTAAATATGTTGCCATTCGCGACGCAGTAATAAATATATGATTTAATTACCTGAAAATAAACCTCGCTTTGGTTATTGGTGAATATTTCATCGAAGTTAGGCTTTCCAGAACGGCTACCGGATATTGTGATGGTATCTCCAGTGATCTCTAGTTTGTCAGTGTGATTTCTGGAGAACTTATATTTTAAATTATGACATTCAGGTACGACGGTTGCTGAGTTGTTGTTGAGCGTAATAACTATTCTAAAAGCAATGCGTTTGGAGTTTCCCATTTTTTGTATCCATTTTTTTAGACTTATATCGATAAAAACCGCCTACAAGTTGTGCTAGCGAAGGTACAGCCCCTAGCCTTTGGCATTCGTAGGTAAATTTAGCATTCTAACGTCTATGACAACATTATCACGCATACAAGAAATTTCACGCCTTCTTCGCAACATGATCCGCACCGGCGTCGTCGTCGAAGTCGACCTCGATGACGGGCGCTGTCGCGTCCAGACTGGCGGCATTGTTACCGACTGGCTTCAGTGGCTGACCACGCGCGCCGGTCGCTCACGTGTCTGGTGGGCTCCGTCTGTGGGTGAGCAGGTTTTACTGTTGGCCGTCGGTGGTGAGCTCGACACCGCTTTTGTGCTGCCCGGTATTTTCTCTGATGACCACCCCGCGCCGTCGGCGTCGGCTGATGCTTTTCACATCACCTTTCCTGACGGGGCTGTTATCGAGTACGAACCGGAGACCGGCGCGCTGACTGTGAGCGGTATTAAAACCGCAGACGTTACGGCGTCGGATTCCATCACCGCGACGGTACCGCTGGTGACGGTGAAAGCCGAGACCCGCATTACCCTCGACACCCCGGAAGTCGTCTGCACCAACAAACTGACGACGACGACGCTTGAGGTACAACAAGGTGGCACCATGCGCGGAAACATCGAACACACCGACGGTACATTTAAATCAAACGGCGTGCAGGTCGACGACCACGGTCACGGCGGTGTGCAAAGAGGTGGAGCCTGGACGGAGGACACGAAATGACGACCCGATATATCGGTATGAACAGAGAGACCGGGCGCACCATCACTGACGCCGATCATATCCGTCAGAGCTGTGGCGATATTTTGCGAACGCCGGTCGGCTCTCGCGTGATGCGCCGCGATTATGGCTCGCTGTTGTTCTCCCTGATTGATATGCCGCAGACCGACGCGCTGAGGCTGCAAATTATGTGCGCCTGTTATATGGCGCTGCTGAAGTGGGAGCCGCGCATCAGCATCAGCTCGTTGACGGTAGAACGTCAGTTTAACGGTCAGATGATTGTTGAACTGACCGGCGAGACCCGGGACACCGGCAAAACCCTGTCACTGACTATCCCTGTGAGTTGAATTTATGGCAACCATCGACCTGAGCCAGCTCCCCGCACCTGACGTTGTGGAAACGCTGGATTTTGAAACCATCCTTGCTGAGCGTAAGGCGACATTCGTGTCTCTTTATCCTGAAGACCAACAGGACGCCATTGCCCGGACGCTCGCCCTCGAGTCTGAGCCGGTGGTGAAGTACCTGGAAGAAAACGCCTATCGGGAGGTTATCTGGCGTCAGCGTGTAAATAATGCGGCAAAGGCGGTCACGCTGGCTTACGCAGAGGGCAACGACCTTGACGTCATCGGCGCAAACTTCAACGTCGAACGGCTGGTTATCACACCGGCTGATAAATCGGCAATTCCCCCGGTGGCGGCGGTGATGGAATCAGACTCTGATTTTCGTCTTCGCATCCAGCAGGCTTTTGAGGGGATGAGTGTGGCGGGCTCAACGGGTGCCTATGAATTTCATGGTCGCAGCGCTGACGGGCGAGTCGCGGATATTTCAGTTATCAGCCCGTCGCCAGCCTGTGTGACGATTTCGGTGCTCTCCCGACATGATAATGGTGCCGCATCCGATGAACTCCTGACAGTCGTGCGTAATGCACTTAATGATGAGAACGTCAGACCGGTTGCTGACCGTGTGACAGTTCAGTCAGCTGAGATTGTTGATTACCAGATTCGGGCAACGATTTTTATCTATCCGGGGCCGGAAAGTGAGCCCATCCGGGCGGCGGCTGAAGCGAAACTAAAAGCCTATATCAGCGCGCAGCACCGGCTCGGGCGGGACATTCGGCTCTCGGCCATTTATGCCGCACTGCATGTTGAAGGGATCCAGCGTGTCGAACTTTCCGCGCCGGTCGCTGACATTGTGCTTGATAAGACTCAGGCGTCATTTTGCAGTGATTATCACATTGCGATAGGGGGCTCTGATGAGTAATGCGCGGCTGTTGCCGGTGGGCTCGTCGCCGCTTGAGGTGGCGGCGGCACGTGCATGCGCGGATATCGAAAACACTCCCGTCCCGCTGCGTCGTCTGTGGAGCCCTGATTCCTGTCCTGCAAACCTTTTGCCGTGGCTGGCGTGGGCGTTTTCCGTTGACCGCTGGGATGAGAACTGGCCGGAAAAGACAAAGCGGGATGTTATTCGCAGCGCGTATTTCATTCACTGCCACAAAGGGACGATAGGCGCGGTCCGGCGCGTTATTGAACCGCTCGGCTACATCATCAACGTGACGGAATGGTGGGAGACCGGTGACCCGGCGGGTACATTTCGTCTTGATATTGGCGTACTGGAAAGCGGCATCACTGAGGAAATGTATTTAGAAATGGAGCGGTTAATTGCTGATGCAAAACCCGCCAGTCGTCATCTGATTGGCCTGAATATTATCCAGGACATTCCCGGTTTTATGTATACCGGCGGTGTGAGCTGTGACGGCGATATTATTACGATTTACCCCGGATAAGTGAGGAATAATGAGCACGAAATTTAAAACTATTATCACCACTGCCGGAGCTGAAAAACTGGCAGCGGCCACCGTGCCGGGTGGTAAAAAAGTCAATATTACGGTGATGGCCGTCGGTGATGGCGGCGGTACGCTGCCGGAGCCGAACGCCGGTCAGACAAAGCTCATTAATGAGGTCTGGCGTCATGCGCTGAATAAAATTAGCCAGGACAGCAGAAACAGCAATTACATTGTGGCCGAGCTGGTTATCCCGCCGGAAGTGGGCGGTTTCTGGATGCGTGAGCTCGGTCTTTATGACGATGAGGGCGCTCTGATTGCGGTCGCCAATATGGCAGAAAGCTACAAGCCAGAACTGGCCGAGGGCTCAGGCCGTGCGCAGACCTGCCGTATGGTCATTATTGTCAGCAGTATCGCCTCGGTGGAATTATCCATTGATTCGACCATGGTGATGGCCACACAGGATTATGTCGACGACAAACTCGCCGAGCATGAAAAATCACGCAATCACCCGGATGCCACGCTGAACGAAAAAGGTTTTGTGCAGCTCAGCAGCGCCACCGACAGCACGTCTGAGGCGCTCGCCGCAACGCCGAAAGCGGTTAAGGCGGCGTATGACCTTGCCAATGGTAAATATACGGCTCAGGACGCGAGCACAGCGCAAAAAGGCATTGTGCAACTCAGTAGCGCGACTGTCAGCAGTGACGAGGCTCAGGCCGCGACGCCGAAGGCGGTTAAAATCGCGATGGATAACGCCAACGCGCGCCTTGCGAAAGACCGAAACGGTTCTGATATTCCTAATCCAGCTTTGTTTGTTCAAAACATTGGTTTGCAGGAAACCGTTAACAAGGCCGCTGGGGCAGTACAACGAAGTGAGGTCCAGACTTCGCAGGATGATGTTACTGTCGGAAAATTGCTGGTTAATGGTAGCGCTATTGCTGTTCGTAGTAGTTATGCTGGCAATGGAGGAGCAATAGACGATACTAATGACCTTCCGGGGAATGCTGTATCGTTTGTTTATGGTGGGGCTAAAAACTCCCCAGCCGGAAATTCAGGGTCAATTCTGGATGTTTCCGGGTTTGGTGGCGGTTATAACATCCAGCTCTTTGCTAATTACACAACAGGCGAAATACTGGGATTCCGCACACGTAATGGCGATAATAAGACATGGCATCAGTGGAATTTTGTATATCACACTGGAAATAAACCAACGCCTTCAGATATTGGAGCGCTGCCAATAACGGGAGGTGATTTAAAAGGGCAACTTTCCTTTTCATTCTTGCAACCCAGGGATGGTGCTAACCATTTAATATACAACGGCGATGATAATGGAGTACTGGCTTGCGGATATGGTTATTATCAGGACCGCTTCGATATCCATTTTTATGATGAAAAAGGTGCTTGGGCCTCAAACCCATTAACCATAGGACGCAATGGTAATACGACAGTTAGCGGGAATTTGTCAGGCCGTGCTGTTTATGAAGGTAACACTCGCGTTTATTCACCCAACAACCCGCAGCCCGTTAGCTTTGAGGGTTATGCAACGCAAAGCTGGGTATTGCAGAACTTTGTCCAGAATATCGACCTTACTGCACCGGCTGAAGTTGGATTCCGGGATGGTTGGGGATATCCACGTGGGACAGATGGCGCAGCTATGTACAACTTTAATATGGTTGGTGGGAGCAGCAACGTCGGTAATTTTATCATTCGTTATATGCGAAAACTTGTGAATAACACCTGGTATGTAATTAATTAAAGGTAAATAAAATGCAACGTTTCGGTAAATTCATCCCGTACACTCCTGACACTACTGACCGACCAAAAATTATAGATGGTCAGAATGTTATGTTTTTGCAGGATGACAAAGGTAATGACTGGTATGACGTTGTTGATTTATTTAATGAATCCACAACACTAAAAATCGGGTATGACGATGATGGTCGTGTAAGAACATTCACGACGAATATTCACGCGCTTTTCCCGGTCAATCTCAGTGTCGTCGAGCTTCCAGCAACAAAAGCTAATCTGCGCGTCACGCTGGGTGATGACTGGTTTTATCAAGACGGGAAATTGCAGCAAATTCGCGACTATCTGGCTGACGCTGAAACAGAACGCAACAGCCGCATGAGTGAAGCAACAGCGCGTATTAACTGGCTGGAGGATGCACAAAAAGATGGCGATATTTCAGCCGATGAAGAACAGGAGCTTACGGAATTACGTGCTTATCGTACCGCGCTGCGTCGTCTGGATCTGAGCACTGCCCCGAAAATAAACTGGCCTGATGCTCTGGCATGATAAAAGCGGGTGAAAACCCGCTGTCTTTTCTCTGGCCGGTTGTGCCAGTCCTTATCCAACCCTGACAAATAGCCCCCTGTAAACGTACACCCGACAATATCACTCACCCCAACTAACGGAGTTAAACGGATGAGTGATTATCATCACGGTGTCGAGGTCGTCGAAATTAACGACGGCACCCGCACAATCTCGACGGTATCAACAGCGGTCGTTGGCATGGTCTGCACGGCCAGCGATGCTGACGCCGGGGCATTTCCGCTCAATGAGCCGGTGCTGATTACCAACCCACAAAGCGCCATCGCAAAAGCCGGTACTAAAGGTACCCTGAAAAAATCCTTACAGCTCATCGCTAACCAGTCAAAACCGGTTGTAGTTGTCGTGCGTGTCGCAGAGGGTACCGGCGACGACGAAGAGGCACAGGCACAAACCATTTCTAACATCATCGGCACCACGGATGAGAACGGCAAATACACCGGGCTGAAAGCGCTGTTAACGGCGAAAGCGGTCACCGGCGTGAAGCCCCGTATTCTCGGTGTGCCGGGTCTCGATACTCAGGAGGTGGCGACCGCGCTTGTATCCGTGGCTCAGAAACTGCGCGCTTTCGCCTATGTCAGCGCGTGGGGCTGTAAAACCATTTCTGACGTCATTGCCTATCGTGAGAATTTCAGCGCGCGCGAACTCATGATTATCTGGCCTGAGTTCCTCGGATGGGATACCACGGCCAGCGCCACAAGGACCAGCTACGCGACCGCCATCGCGCTGGGTCTGCGCGCCAAAATTGACAATGACACCGGTTGGCACAAAACCCTGTCAAACGTCGGCGTCAATGAGGTCACCGGTATCAGCGCGTCGGTCTTCTGGGATTTGCAGGAAAAAGGCACCGATGCCGACCTGCTGAATGAGGCCGGTGTTACCACGCTGATTCGTTCTGATGGCTTCCGCTTCTGGGGTAACCGTAATTGCTCTGATGACCCGCTGTTTCAGTTTGAGAACTACACCCGCACGGCACAGGTCATCGCCGACACAATGGCCGAGGGGCATATGTGGGCGAACGATAAGCCCATTACCGCGACACTGATTCGCGACATTATCGACGGCATCAACGCGAAATTCCGCGAGCTGAAAAGCGGCGGTTACATCATCGATGCGACGTGCTGGTTTGACGAAGAGGCCAACAGCAAAGAATCCCTGAAAGCCGGGAAACTGTTTATCGATTATGACTATACGCCCGTGCCACCACTTGAGCACCTGACCTTACGCCAGCGCATCACCGATAAATATCTGGCGAATCTTATCTCGTCCGTCAACAGCAAATAAGGAGCCTGACAAATGGCATTACCGCGCAAGCTCAAACTGATGAACCTGTTTATCGACGGGGTGAGTTATCTCGGCGTCGTGCAGTCCGTCACGTTGCCAAAATTAACCCGCAAGCTCGAGAAGTATCGCGGCGGCGGTATGAATGGCTCAGCCTCGATTGACCTTGGCCTCGATGACGATGCGCTGTCAGCTGAAATCTCGCTCGGCGGTTTTCCTGATGATGCTGTCTGGTCGTTATATGCCGCCACCGGTACGGCCTCCGTGCCGCTACGTTTTGCCGGCTCTTACCAGCGTGATGACACCGGCGAGACCGTGCCGGTTGAGGTTGTTCTCCGTGGCCGTCAAAAAGAAATCGACCTCGGCGAAGCCAAGCAGGGCGAGGACACTGAGTCGAAAATTTCGCTCGAGTGCTCGTACTACAAGCTGACCCTCAACGGTAAAGATATGGTCGAAATTGACACCGTGAACCTCGTCGAAATGGTGAACGGTACCGACATGCTCGAGGCACACCGACAGAATATCGGCCTGTAATTATTGTTCCGGTCAGCATGGCTGGCCGGGCATCCTGAAACCTGAATTTAACGAGGAATATCATGGAAAAAACTAACGAAAATATCGTCACTCTGATTAAACCCATCAAGCGCGGTGAACAGGTTATTACCGACGTCACCCTGTTAAAGCCGTGTGCCGGAACCCTTCGCGGCGTTAGCCTGGCATCAGTCGCAAATTCTGACGTCGATGCGCTGATTAAAGTGCTGCCACGCATGACCATGCCGTCGCTGACCGAGCAGGAAGCCGCCGCGCTGGAGCTGCCCGACCTGCTGTCGTTTGCCGGTAAGGTGGTCGGTTTTTTGTCACCGAGTTCGGCGGCGTAACCTTCCCGAAAAAACTCTCGGTCGATGACCTGATGGCTGACATAGCGGTCATTTTCCACTGGCCGCCATCAGACCTTTATCCCATGAGCCTGACCGAGCTCGTCAACTGGCGCGAAAAAGCGCTACAGCGAAGCGGAAACACGAATGAGTAATAACCTCAAACTCGAAGTGCTGCTGAAAGCTGTCGACCAGGCGACCCGACCCTTTAAAGCGATCCAGACGGCGAGTAAATCGCTGTCTGGTGATATCCGCACGACTCAGCAATCCCTGCGTGATTTGAATGGTCAGGCATCGAAAATCGACGGTTTTCGTAAAACCAGTGCGCAACTGGCGGTAACCGGTCAGTCGCTGGAAAAAGCAAAACAGGAAGCTGAAGCGCTGGCGGTGCAGTTTAAAAATACGGAACGGCCAACAGCGGCACAGGCCAGAGTGCTGGAGTCAGCGAAACGCGCGGCTGATGGGTTACAGACGAAATATAACAGTCTCACGCAGTCAGTTAAGCGGCAACAGGCCGAGCTCGGTAAAGCGGGGATAAATACCCGCAACCTGACGAATGATGAAAACCGCCTGAAAAATAATATCAGCGAAACAACCGCACAGCTTAACCGCCAGCGTGAAGCACTGGCGCGCGTCAGCGCGCAACAGGCGAAACTGAGTGCAGTACAAAAACGCTATCAGGCAGGGAAGGCTCTGGCAGGGAATGCCGCCTCGATGGGCGCTGCCGGGGTAGGTATGGCAACAACAGGTACTCTCGCCGGTGTTGCACTAATGAAACCCGGTTATGATTTTGCTCAGAAAAACTCTGAGCTTCAGGCTGTTCTCGGCGTCGAAAAAGATTCAGCTGATATGGTGGCGCTCCGCAAACAGGCGCGTCAACTCGGTGATAACACAGCCGCGTCGGCTGATGATGCTGCCGGTGCTCAGATTATTATTGCAAAAGCCGGTGGTGATACCGCTGCTATTCAGGCGGCTACGCCAGTGACGCTTGATATGGCGCTCGCAAACCGTCGAACGATGGAAGAGAACGCCGGGTTATTGATGGGGATGCGCTCTGCATTCCAGCTCTCAAACGATAAGGTCGCCCATATCGGTGATGTTCTGTCGATGACGATGAACAAAACCGCCGCCGACTTTGACGGCCTGAGTGATGCGCTGACCTATGCCGCGCCGGTGGCGAAGAATGCCGGGGTCAGTATCGAAGAAACAGCCGCAATGGTCGGCGCACTGCATGACGCCAAAATTACAGGCTCGATGGCGGGTACGGGGAGCCGCGCTGTGTTAAGTCGCCTACAGGCTCCTACGGGAAAAGCGTATGACGCTATTAAAGAGCTCGGCGTAAAAACGGCTGATGGTAAGGGGAACACGCGCCCAATATTTACCATCCTGAAAGAAATGCAGCGGAGCTTTGAGAAAAATAATCTCGGTACCGGTCAGCGCGCTGAATACATGAAAACCATATTCGGTGAAGAGGCAAGCTCAGCTGCTGCTGTATTAATGACTGCAGCCTCAAGCGGTAAGCTGGACCAGCTTACCGCCACGCTTAAAGCATCTGACGGTAAAACGGCTGAGCTCGTCAAGGTCATGCAGGACAACCTCGGCGGCGACTTTAAAGAGTTCCAGTCAGCTTATGAGGCGGTCGGAACAGACCTGTTTGACCAGCAAGAGTCATCCTTGCGTAAGCTGGTACAAACGGCGACCGGGTATGTTTTAAAACTTGATGGCTGGATACAAAAAAATAAATCACTGGCGACGACGCTTGGGGTTATTTCAGCGGCGGCTATCGGTGTTGTGGGGGTTATAGGGGCAATCGGTCTTGTTGCGTGGCCGGTTATTATCGGTATTAACGCCATCATCGCTGCTGCTGGCGCACTTGGTGCTGTCTTTACGACAATCAGTGGCGGAGTTGTCGCCGCAATCGGTGCTATTACGTGGCCGGTCGTGGCCGTTGCGGCGGCGGTTGTCGCTGGCGCGCTGCTGATTCGCAAATACTGGGAGCCTGTCAGCGCCTTTTTCGGTGGTGTTATCGAGGGGCTGATGAGCGCCTTTGCGCCGGTCGGGGAAATGTTCGCGCCGCTGGCACCCGTCTTTGACTGCCTCGGGGAGAAACTTCGCGGCGTCTGGCAGTGGTTTAAAGACCTGATAGCGCCGGTAAAAGCGACTCAGGACACGCTGAACAGTTGCCGTAACGTCGGTGTCATGTTCGGTCAGGCGCTGGCTGATGCGCTGCTGATGCCGCTTAACGCCTTTAACAAGCTGCGAAGCGGGATTGACTGGGTGCTCGAAAAGCTCGGGATTATCAACAAAGAATCCAGCTCGCTTGACCAGACCGCGGCGAAAGCCAGTGCGGCGACGCAGAACAGCTACAGCCCGGCTATCAGCTCTTACAACAGCTATCTGCCGGTCACGGCGCCCGCCGGTAAAACCTACATCGACCAGAGTCGGCCAACCTATCAAATCAACGTGCCGGGAAACGGTATGCCGGGCGGTCGTTTAGGTAATGATTTGCAGGATGCACTAGAAAAATACGAGCGTGAGAAACGCGCCAAAGCCCGCGCAAGCATGATGCATGACTAAGGAGGCCGATTATGATGCTGGCACTAGGTATGTTTGTTTTTATGCGTCAGACGTTGCCCTATCAGAGCATGCAGCGCAGCGCGGATTATAGCTGGGCGTCAAACTCCCGCATCGGGAAGCGTGACGCTTTTCAGTATCTCGGTGAAGGGGAGGACAAAATCACCCTGAGCGGTGACCTTTATCCTGAGCTGACCGGCGGCAAGTTTTCGATGCTGACGCTTTATGCGATGGCCGAGCAGGGGCGAGCATGGCCGCTTATTTCAGGCTCAGGCTGGATTTACGGGATGTTTATTGTCAGCAATGTCTCGGAGACCGGCACGGTATTTTTTGAGGACGGGTCGCCACGAAAAATCAGCTTCACTCTGTCACTGACCCGTGTCGATGAATCGCTCGCGGCGGTCTATGGCGATATCGGAAAACAGGCCGAGAGTCTGGTAGGTAAAGCGGGCGATCTGCTGTCTAAGGTGGGGGCTTAATCATGCTGGATATTATCACCGGCGCGGGGGGCACACTGACGCCCGATTTTATGCTGACACTGGAAAGCAAAGATATCACCGGCAATATCAGCGACCGGCTGATTAATCTCTCGATGACGGATAACCGGGGCTTTGAAGCTGACCAGCTCGATATTGAACTCGATGATTCTGACGGGCTTGTCGCGCTGCCGATTCGCGGCGCGGTGCTGTCATTGTATCTCGGCTGGAAAGGCTTCGCGCTCGTTGGTAAGGGGCGATTTACCGTCGATGAGGTGGAGCACCGGGGGGCACCGGATACGGTGACCATTCGCGCCCGTAGCGCTGATTTTCGCGGAACGCTCAATTCACGCCGCGAGGAATCATGGCACGACACCACACTCGGCGTTATCGTCAGCGCGATAGCCGTTCGGAATAAATTAACGGCCAGTGTCGCGGATTCTCTTGCCGGGATAAAAATTCCGCATATCGACCAGTCGCAGGAATCCGACGCTGTTTTCCTGACTCGCCTCGCGGAACGCAACGGCGGCGCGGTATCGGTCAAGGCGGGTAAATTGCTGATGCTCAAAGCGGGAAGTGGTACGACGGCCAGCGGAAAAGCTATCCCTCAGATTACTATCCAGCGCAGTGACGGCGACCGGCATCAGTTTGCTATTGCTGACCGTGGTGCTTACACGGGCGTAACGGCTAAATGGCTGCACACCAAAGACCCAAAACCGGCGAAGCAAAAGCAAGCGGTGAAGCTGAAGCGCAAGCCAAAAGAGCAACACCTCCGGGCGCTACAGCACCCGAAAGCAAAAGTCGTGAGCAGTAAAACCGCAGCGAAAAAGAAGAAAGAGCAGGAAGCCCGCGAGGGTGAATATATGGCCGGTGAGGCTGACAACGTTTTCGCACTGACGACCATTTACGCGACAAAGGCGCAAGCGATGCGCGCGGCTCAGGCGAAGTGGGATAAATTACAGCGTGGCGTTGCGGAGTTCTCAATCACGCTGGCAACTGGTCGGGAAGATATTTATCCCGAAATGCCGGTCAGGGTCTCGGGCTTTAAGAGCGTCATCGATGACCAGTCGTGGATAATCAGTAAGGTGACCCATAATCTAGGCGGGAATGGCTTCACGACGACTGTAGAGCTCGAGGTCATGCTTTCTGGCATAGAATATGAGTCGGAAGAAAATGGTTCTCAAATGGTGAATAACTGA